ACACTCCCAACCTGGCCAACAGCCTCCACACCATCCGGGAAGACTGTGGCATCAGCAGACGCACCACCAGAAGCGACCGGAGTCCCGACTGAGCCTGTGCCCTCAACACCCGAAACAGCGCGATTCGCAGCACCGGAACCAGTAGGAGATCCTATCGAGCCGGTTCCAATCACACCAGCCGGAAGGCCACTGACATTCGCTTGTCCAATGGCTGTAGGGGTGCCAACCAATCCTGTTCCAGATACACCAGTAGGAGTTCTGTTCGCGTCTGCCTTTGCAGCCGGGGTTCCTATATCCCCGCTACCGGAAACCCCCACTGGGGTTCTGTTCGCATCCCCTTTTGCCGAGGAAGTCCCAACTTGTCCGGTCCCAGAGACTCCCGACGGCGATCCGTTTGCATTAGCAGCACCACCAGAAGCCACAGGTGTCCCCACGGCCCCTGTCCCAGACACACCATTAGGGATTGCGGTGGCACTACTGCTTGAAGCCGCTTCCCAGAACTCCGACCCGGTCACGGCACCCAAAACCCCCGTATCCCGTAAGTTCTGAGCCGTGGCGCGGGTGGTCCAGAGCATGGCTACTTGGCTCCGATGGCGATGGAGCCGACGCTGGAGCCGGTGCTGGTCGTGGTCGTCCAATACATCGCATTTATGCAGGCATTTGCGCCGACTTTGGGCATCGCGAGCGCCGCGAAGTCCCTGGTGTCAGGGTAGTTTCCGACGGGGCTCATGAACGGCGCCAGCCTCTTAACCGCCGTGACGCCAAAACTTCCAGCGGTGCCCGTGGTGGCGCTGAGGGTAACGGAATCCACCGTCTTGATCCACTTGCCCACGGTTCCAGCGGGCGGCTGGATCGGGAGCATACGGTAGGCGGGCATGGAGGCTGCAACGGTGACGGACACGGACCCGGTGGAGGCATCGTTGTATGTCACGGCACAGGTGGCCGTGACGCCGGTGGAGCCCGTGGCCGTATACCACTCCAGATACCACTCCACATCGGAGTAGTCCGAAGCGCAACGCCCGTCGCTTACGGGAGAACTCATCACCGCGCCGGTGGACTGGGCCGTGGTCACGGTCCCGTTGAGGCCGCCCATGTGACCCAGGCGGTCAATCAACCATTTGCCCTGGCCCGTGGCAGTCTGGGTGATTGAGCCCCACAGCAGGCGGCAGGTGGCCGTTCCTGGGTTGATGTAGTTCGGGTTGTAGGACCCGAGCGTAGTGGCTGTCGGATTCGCCCACGCTCCGGGAGTCGCCCCCGCCGCAGGCGACCCGCCCTCCTGCCACCCGGAATACCAATTGGAGGCGACGGAGGTGAGGCCGGTCTTGAAGATGTTGAACCGCCCACCCGCACCGGAATTTCCGGCAGCGGCGAGGGCGGAGACTACATCGGAAGTGGTGGCGAAATCGGTCATGGCATAACCCAATCAATAGAACTGATAACAACCGTTTAGGTTATACGGATGACTGCGGTTGCTCCAGGTGCGGGTAACTGCAAGGTCCAGGTTCCGTTGCTGGAAGTGGCAGAGGTAAAGGTCAAGATAGCGATGATCTTATTCGATTTACTGCTGTTGTAGATCACCGCAGCATCAGCCGTGATTGAACTGGAGGGCCAGTTTGGATCAGTCGTCCAATCCAGATACCCAGTCGTTCCAGATGTAGCGGAGGTGTAACCCGCCATTGTGAATCCGCCCTGGGTATAACCATTAGCCGTAGCCAATTCCCCAGTCGTGGAATAGGTGGTGGATGTGGCATCGAGTGACGCATTAGCCTGGACATATAGGGCGCACTTGTAGACATCACTGGAAACATGAACACCTGCTAGGAAGTCAGCCTTAGCCTGGGTGGGGATGCAAGCAGTAACAGCCATTTAATTCTCCTCCCCTTCTTCTTTTGCCTGGTCTTCAACGATCATTTCAACACCTTCTGGGTATGCGGTTGCGTCCATGGTCAATTCCTGTCCAAAGTTGAGTAATCACCCTGAACCAGCACCCCAGAAGCAGGCGCAGCGGTGAAGGTCACGGTGTAGCCGCTGATCGTGTAATCCGCGGTCACGGTCTTCAGAACCCCATCCAGATAGATCGCTGGCGTCCCGAGGTGGTCAAGGTCAGCATTGTTGCCCATCAGGAACGCCACATTTACGCCATCCCCGAAGATTGGGCTGAGGTTCATCTTCACGCCCATCAGGCATCCTCCTCAATGATCCCTACCGGCTTCCCATAGGCATCCGTCTGGATGGTGCGCCGCTTGGGTCCACTGGATCGTTTTAGTGCCTCAGCGATGCTTTGGAGCGCCGCTGTGTGACCCTGCATCATCATCTGTATGGGATCGGGCTTTGTCTCTCCTGCCTCGACACGCGGTGCCTCTTGGACGGGTTCGGCGGCTTCAGCCCGCGGTGGTTCCTGGGCCTCATGTGGCCGGGACAGGCCATCGTGCATCGCTAGAACAAGCTGCTGGAGCTCCTCATGCTCGGTCTGAAGTTCTGCCAGTTGAGCCAGCAGAGCATCATTTGCACCCTTGGCATCAATCTGGGCCTGGACCTTGATCAGCTCAGTCTCATTGTTCATCCGAGCGATCTCAAGTTTGGTTTGAGCATCCAGCTGGGCTTTCGCTATATCAGCCTGGAGTTTGGCGTTCTGAGAATCCAACTGATCCGATACCTCATGGACCTTCTGCGTCAGCTGCTCGATCATCTGACCACTCTGCTGCTCCTTCTGCTGGATCTGCTGGGCCAGTTCGGGGGGAATCTGTGGGCCACCCTGCGGGCCTTCGGGCTTGTCCTGGAGCGCAGGGGGCAGTGTCTTCTTGAGCCGTTCCACGAGCTGCGGGGCAATCTGGAAGTCCATCATGGAAGCGATCAGGTCAGGGGCAGCCCCGGTCAGGAGTTGACCCATCGGCCCCTGCATCAGCGACTCAAGCAACGCCAGGTTCTCTTGCCGCTTGGTCTGGTAGCCAGGGCCAACGCTCACCGTCACATCGTAAGTCCCAACAGACAGGTCATAGACCTTCTGGAGCCCTGTGACCTTGTCTTTAACCCCACTAGGGCCATTGATCACGGCTAGATCGGTGGTGTCATCAGGTTTGATGATCCGAACCGTCCGCTTCGTGTCGTAAATCTTGGGCACAAGGTCAATCAGAATCCTGCCCAGGTGCCGGATGGACCGAGCCAGGTTATCGGCATAGTGGAATGAACCAGCCTGGCCCTGCCGCTGAAGCTGACGGATCGCCACACCAGACTGTGCTGACTCCCGGTTGCCCAGGTTCGCGTCATACATGCCTGTGGTGGCCTTCAGATCATCAATGGCCCCCATCATGGCGCCCGTGATCGCTTGGATTGGGGGCTCGATCATGTTCCGCTGAGGCGGTGGCAGGGGGCGCTGCTGGCTGTCGAATGCCTCGTATTCCAGGACGGAGATGGGCCGCTTGTTGGCATTCTGCCAGATGTTCCGCATGTTGCCCATGAAGCCCTTAGGCCCAACCCATGGAGCCTTTGGAGCCAGCGCGATGGTTTCAGCCTGAGCAGACTTCCAATAGTTGAACGCCCTCTGAGCATCCTTGGCAGAGCGAATCAACCCGCTCCAGGTCCGCTTGCCATCCACATTCAGCTCGGTCCCATATACTGGGACGATTGGAATGTATTTCCCGGGCCAAACCGTCTGATCCAGGATCTCAATAGCATTCAGCTTGAACCACTGCACCTCAATCTGGACACTGTTTCGACTGTCCAGTGCCTCCACGCCCTCAGGCAATTCGGTGACCGTCCTACCATCCTCAAGGCGGTAAATCTTCACGGGCTTGCGGACACGGCGGAAGTATTCAGTGACCATGACTCCCGAACCATCCTTCTGAACCCATTCAGGTGCCGTGTCACCCATGCTCGTCCAGTCCCCATCATCCAGCCCGGCCATCTTGGACTGCGGATATTCGGCCCGGTAGGAACTGCTGGACATATATGAGGACACGAAGGCCCACTCAGCATCTGCACCGTCTGGCTCAGTGGATGATGGGTCCATGTAGACCATGTGCGGATTGGGAATCCGAGCGATCTTGACCTCTTGGTCGAAGCTCTCTGGACTGGAATAGTCAGTCAGCACCCGGAAGTAGCCCCGGCCACATCGGACCTGGGACTCAAATGCCGTGTCCACAGCCGTATCACCGTTGGACTGGTAGGCGATATGCCGAATCATCCCCTGGAATATCTCGGCAGTCTCTTTGTCTGCCCCATCCCCAACTGGATTCACGCTCGGTTGGGGACGGTTCTGTCGCTGCTCATTCACAATCTGGTGAATGAACGGCCCAAGGCGGTCCACAGACAGGCACGGACGGCCCTCAGCGTCACGCTGGGATCGAATATCACTGGGCCACTGCCCGTCTGGGTCACAGAATCGCAGGTCATCCAGCTCGAGCTCACGCTGATTCGCATCAGCCTCCGCAGCTGCCTTGAACCGCGCCTTTGCTTCACTCAGGAGGTCGGCATGACCATCCTCAACATAGGCAGATATCTTTTTTCGCCTACTGAAGATGCCCATTAGAGCCTCCCTTCGGTGATCCTTACGAGCGAGACTTCTGGCCTGGGATCGTGACGACGATCACACGTCCTCTCCACATTGGCAATTTTGGATTCCAGCACCTGGACCTTCCCGGAGGTTACATGTGCCAGTTTTTCAACTTCGGTGATCCATTCGTCCCGAAGGACATTGTCTGATTCAATGTGGTCCAGACGATTAGAGAACAGGCCCTGGATCGTATCTGACAATTTGGAGTTCGCAACCCGCTGTGAGATATGGACGGTCACACCAATCGCAACCATCCCGATCCAATCTGACGGTGTCATCGCTTCCCCCCAATGAACCCAAGTCCAACACCCAAGACAAAGCCCTTGAATCCACCCACCCACTCATGGGTGGCGGCCACATGCTTCTGAGCGTCCAGGGCGATCTCCAGTCCCACAGCCCTGCGCCGCTCAGCCTCGAAGGCTAGGCGCCATTCCTCGGACTGCCGTGTTTTGTCACTCAGTGCGACTTTGAGGGTCCCGATCTGTTTGTCCTGGGCTGATACCAGTCCGTCAAGCGCGGCGATGGTCTCATCTCGATCATCAGTGGCCACAGGCTCAGCATGGGCCGGATTGGAACCAGCCGGATCAGGAACGGGAAGGACCGGCTTGGCTGCCAGGAGTTTGCGAAGCCTCGCCACTTCGGCCCGTGCCCGATCCACGCTTGCCTGGGCTTCTTCCAGCTCCTTCGCATGATCCGGGACATCCTGGGCTTGGTGAGCATGGGCACTGGCTTCCCCCTTGGCTTCGTTTGCTTGGGCTTCCCCTTGGGTCACCTGCCGCTGGTGGTAGGCGTCCAGTGCGAATACGGCTGCGCCGATGAGCCCAATGACAAGGCCAGCGACAAGCAGGATGTGAGACAGGCGGGGTGTCATGGAGCCTCACCTGACTTGTCTGCCACCCCCGGAACAGGGACAGACGAGGCGTCTTTCTTGCGGTAGGCGTTGCCTGCCAACCCCGCAGTGATGCCGGATACAAAGGTCAGGGCAGCTGCGGCCCCTGATCCCAGGTCACCGTGGGCACGAATCCACATGGCGCAGGCCACGCCGATCATCAGGGTGATTCCGCACAGGCTGATTGAGGCAATGGCGACGATGTGCCGCTTGGTGCTGGGCTCGCCAGCATGGCTCAGGGTGCGCTGAATCCAGGAGATCATGTCACCACCCGATAGTCCCAGTTCCCTGGCCCACCGCTGGCCTTGAGCGCCTGTCGCCGGGGATTCTCACCTGAACGGGCAATAGCCAGGTGAATCCAGGCGCCGCACTCCAGGATCACCTGATCGTATGGAAGCCCGCTGAGCCGGATCTGGTCGAATGCCAATTCAAGGTTCATGCCTTCTGGCACAAAGTCAGCCGCCCGCCCGTCCATGTGAGCCGATGCCTTGGAACCCCCAACCGCCTGGTTCACGCTCGGACTTCGATAGCCCGAGTTGATATGGAGCGGCGTTCCGAGCATCCACCGGACAGGCTCAAGTAGGGTTTCACAGAGCAGGACCAGGTTTGCCACTTCCCCGGCATTTGGGGAATTGTCCAGACCACGACGAAGGGCCACATCACTGTGGCTCAGTTCCTCTAGGCTGAAGTGCTGGCTGAGTTCCACGGGCACCTGATAGGTGCGGCGGCTCAGGTTAATGGTAGGCCAGTGGTTGCGCCCGGTTTGTGGTTGAGTGCCGCCGTTCCACTAGAGTCATCCAGGCCTGTTTCACCCATGGGAACTAAGTCGCATATCGCCTCCGTAACAGTTCCTTCTTGTATGCTTTCCATACCTGGGTCCGGCTGATCCCAAGCCGCATCATGATGGTATGAGGGTCTACGCCACGGCTCCGAAGCTCATATACCTTCACGCGGATCAGCAGGTGGCCTAGTCCGGCACCTGCCTTGTGCATCTGTTCGAGCACATCCAGGGCCAGGCCCTCTGCCTCCAGATAAGCGGGCATCGCGGCGTGTCCGTGGGCGATGAGGCTCTTAGCGAAGGCTTCAACCAGGATGTGGATCGGATCGTTCATGGTGCCTCCAGAGGTTGCCATCAGCCCATCCACCCCATCCCGCTTGCGCGGCCAAAGTATTCCTCATCATCCACCACCGGAACCTCAGGCGGGTTAGCCTGCATCGCCCAAGCCATGCCATGCACCCATGCGTCCACCTGGTCATCGTGAGGGGCGCTGGGGAAGCCGGCCATCTCATCCACGAAGTCAGACAGCCAGTGCGCCCCGTTGGGCAGGTAGCACAGCCCCGCCTCATGTGTCGGGGTCACAGCATTAGCGCGGCTCACCTTGTCCTTGTCTGCCTTGACCGGGATCAGTGGTATGCGGGTGTTCCGGCCCAGTTCCTGGATCAGTGACTGACCAGCGGCTGCGTCCTCTACCAGCACCGCGTGGGCTCCCCACTTCGCCGCCTGAGCCATCACGGCCCTCTTCAGGTCCGGGAACTCCAGCCGATCCCTCCAGCAGTCCAGCACATAATACCGATTGACGCTGATCCCGATGGTCACACCCACACTGTAATCGTTCAGGCTGCCTTTCTTAAATGCCGTATCCCAGGCTTGAACCACCTGGAAGCATCCAAGCGCAGATATGAGTGACTTGGGCTCATGTTCTGTCGGGGTGTAATACTTCCAGTTCTCTCGCTTGAACACGCTACCTTCGGCGGCGCTGGGCCTCTGCTGGTAGAGCGCAGACCAATCTCGGGAGCCGACAGACTGCCGGATGATGGCTAGTTCCTCGACTGGGTAGGCTTCGGGCCACAGCGCAGCGCCTTCCTCCCGCCCCAAAGGATCATCGGGCTCTGCCAGTGCCGGGAGATTGAGCACATCCCAGCCCTCATGGGCATGGTCCCGCTGGAGCCATCCGGCCAAGTCATCATCATGCCATCGTGTCTGAATCACGACAATGGCGCCCCCCGGCATGAGCCGGGTTCGGGCAACCCCCGTATACCAGTCCTTGAGCCGTTGGCGCATGGTCTCGGACTCGGCATCCTCTCGGCCCTTGATCGGGTCATCAATCAGGAGGAGGTCAGCACCGCGCCCAGTGATCGGTCCACCGGCTCCCACGGCGAAGTAGGCCCCCCGCTGGGCCATGTTGAACCTATTGGCGGCCTGGGAGTCATCAGACATGACCGAATCAGGGAAAAACCAGCAGTGCGCCACTGAGTTGATCAGATTCCTAACCTTGCGCCCGAAGTCATCAGCTAAACCCTGTGCATAGGTTGCCGTGATGACCTGGTGGGATGGGTTCAGACCTAGATACCAGGCTGGGAAGAACTCTGAAGCCAGCATTGACTTGCCATGGCGGGGTGGCATCTGAATGATAAGGCGTTTGATGGTCCCGTTCGCCACGCCCGTGAGCTTCTTAGCCAGGAGTTTATGGTGAGGCGCGGGGGTGTAGCCATCCCATTGGCCGACAGCGTAAGCCAGCAGGGGATAGCTCACGACTCGTCCATGAGGTCAGCCATTCTGCGAAGCTGGCTTGCCGTGAAAGGGGTTTTGACCGCTTCCTCGTTCCCCTTGCCCTTGTTTGCCGCGATCAACCCGAGCCCTGTGCTGGATGCTCTGTTCGCCGTGTCCAGTGCAGCGGCCACGGGTCGGAAATCCTCCGCAGTGCTGTTGTGATCCACTGAATCGGCCATCTTGTTCGCGATCTTGGCTAGCTTTGCAGCCGCGCTCGCTCCAGACGCTCCTGCGCTTGCAAGTCCTGTCGTGATTCCCTTTAGGCTGTCTGAAAGCGTAATAACGGAAGATCGTTCCGAAATAGGTAGTGAGTCCACCTCTTGATCAAGGCTAACTATTTTGTTTGCTAGGTCTTTGATTCTTTTCGTCTTACCTGAAAATCGTTCCGATATGCGGGCCGTTCCAACCTTGAACTCTCTCGACAATGATGCCGCGCTTTCCCCTTGGGCCAGCCGCCTTCCAATCTCTCCCCATTGGCGGTCTGTGAGCTTTGAGGGTCTTCCAGCCATTACCGTTTCCCCCAGATAGAGTCCCAATACCGACATGCGACGATGGTTGTGATGATGGCGGCAATCCAGAGGCCGAGTGCGGTGCGGGGGCGTCTCATACCGGCGCTCCGCATCCGTCGCATGACTTATGGCTGGTATTGGTGTGTTTCCTACCGCAGTATATGCAAGGTTTGTGAGAATTCTTCTGTGAATTATGAATTTGTAAATTATTAATTACCATCTCCATCTGACAGGCCGCCGCATCCATCCGTGCCTGTTGTGCGGCCAACAAACCAGGAATTGTCCCTAGGACCATAGAACCTAACATCCATCACCCCCATTCCCTTCGATCCCGTCGGACCAGACTCGGCACATTCCAGCCGCTTCGATCAGTTCCGCGCCGTGGCCTGCCGGTTCTCCGCCCATACGAACAAGTTCGTCTCCAATCTGTTCCATGTCAAGGGATAGGGACCGGAGCCTCTGTGGGAGTGATCTGCTCATGATGCACTCTCCATCTCTATAAGTTGAATTCCTAGTTCCATTGCGGCGAATGCCTCAACCCGTGTGCAGTAGGTGGAAAACTCCTCAACAGTAAGCTTAGTTGTGCTCATGCCCATGAGTCCACCGCCCGGGAGGTCTATGCACCCGATGAACTCCCGGCGGAAATGCTCGTGCCAAACCTCGGAGCTGTATTGACGCCCGTCTAGCCAGCCTTCATCGCTGATCTGCCGGAGGATGGCCCAGTATCGCTTGTTCTGCTGGAGGCTACGCTTGGTTTCCTCTGGCCCACAGGTGACCTGAAGGGGCTTCCCTGCCTCAGCCATGGCCTTCCAGTTGCCACGGAGGAATGCCCACAGGGCCTGAGCGTTGCGTTCTTCCCGAAGGATGAATACCTTCATGGCTTATCCCGCGGCGCATGTTCCCAGCAGGTATTTCGTGCGGTCAGAACCTCAATCGGTCTGCCAATCCATCCGCATCGGAAGTTGTCGCACCGTAAATATCCAGCGGTCATGGTTCCTCCAGGTTGAGAATAGTTCGAGTCTTGGCTGCATGTTCCCGTTGGGGGCCGTAGAGTGCTTCCCAGGGCCTCATCCCGATCAGATGGAAGGCGTTAGGCCCGGTTCGGTGGCATCGCTGGCAGAGCGGGAAGGCGTCGTGATCCGGGGCCTTCTGACCCTTCCCACAGAACTCCAGGCCCTTTGGGTGGTGGGGTTCGCTCGGGATTGACCCGCACACATCACAGGGCAGTTCTCGGACACGGGCCAGATAGGCTGGATCTTCCGTGCGCCCGGCTTTGATCCGGGGGGTAGGGGTGCCCTTCCGGCGGGGCTTGGTGCGCTTGGGACTCAGGGAGGTGCGCTTCATGCGACCTCCTGGAACTGTTCCGATCCTTTGGCAATCATGACCACACCTCATCCGAGCATGCCGCCCGCTGGAGGATCGCCGGCTCGGTTTCCCGGTCCAGTTCCCGGAACGTGTAGGTCGAGAGATCTGCCTGGAGGTGGATGGTCCCCGTCTTCCCGCCCCGGTGCTTGGCCACGATCAACTCGTAGCTGGCATCCTGGCCCTCGCCCTTCCGGTGTATGAAAATCACGATGTCCGCGTCCTGCTCAATGGCTCCGGAATCCCGGAGGTCGGACAGGTTGGGCCGGCGCCCATTGCCCTTCTCGATCTCCCGGTTGAGCTGGCTAAGAACCACCACGGGTATCCCGGCATCCTTCGCCATGAGTTTTAGGCCCCGGCTTATGTCCCCGACGCGGGTGGCCTCAGTCTGGCCCTTGCTCTGGCCTTTGGGGCTAGAGACGAGCTGGAGGTAATCCACTAGGGCGAGGCCCAGGCCGCCGTATTTCGCAGCGGCGCGGTCCACGCGCCCACGTATCTCGGGTATGGTGATCTCAGCCTGGTCGTCCACCAGCAGTGGCAGTCCGGCAAGATCCTCCCGAGCGATCTGGACACGGGCACGCTCGGCATGGGTGAGATCCCCGGTGCCGAGGCGCATGGAATCCACGCCCGCAAGGTTGGCGGCCAAGGCCTCCCAGACCTCCTCCGCCCCCATCTCCAGGCTGAAGAGGGCTGCGGCAGCCGTGAACTGAGCGCATCGCATGGCCCAGTTCCGGGCCATCGTGGACTTGCCGATGCCTGGCCGCGCCGCCAGAACGATGAGTTGCCCGGGCTTGAAGCCCCCTTTGAGCATCCTGTCCAGCCTTGGGAGGCCGGTGGTCACATTGGGGACGCCACGGCCCTCCCAGGCACCTTCCAGACGGTTCCAGGCCCCTTCCCCGATGGTCCCTATGGCCCGGAGGCCCTTGCCTGCCTTGGCGGAGGTCAGGTCAGCCAGACGGCATGACGCCATGGCGATGATGGCCTCCGGTGTATCTTCCTCGGATGCAGCCGCCCGGGTCAGTTCCGCGCCGGCGTGAATCAACTTCCGCAGCTTGGCCTTCCGGGCGATGATCTCAGCCAGGTGCATGGGGTTGCCCATGTCGTCCGCTGCCAGGATCTCGATGACCCCTGTGGCACCACCAGCCTTGCTGAGTTCGTGTGTCCGTTCCAGGGCGTCTTTGAGGGTCAGGCTGTGGACCTCGGTCCCCTCTGCGAGAAGCACCTTGAGCGCGCGGAATACAGCCCTATGCCTGGGATGGACGAAGTCCTCATCTGCCAGGGACGCCACGGCCTCGAAACAGGCAGGGCTAGCACCAGGGGCGCAGACGGTGGCAAGAAAGCTCCGCTCGGCGTCCACGTCTTCAGGCATTTTGATGTCAGCTCGCATGGGGCACCTCCGATTTGCGCTTGGTGATCAGCAGGCGCACGTAGCCAACCCATGCCGCCTCAGCGCCTTCCTTGCCTACCCCGAAGAAGAATTGCGGGGCTTGGTAGCGGAACCGCTCGGACCCGAGGTAGCCCCTGCCTGCCTCGATGAGCAGGTCGGGCGTAACCTCTGGATGGGCCCTCAGGATCTCGTCCAGCCGCTGGCCCCAGAGGCTCAGATCAACTCGGATCGGCCTCCCATCTGGATCTTCCTTCCGCCATATGGGCCTGAGTTCCCCCACGATACGGCTTGCCTCTGGGCTGAAGGCTTCCAGGATCTCCCCGCGCCCCCTGCGGCTGCGCTTCCCCGGACCCGAAGGGGTAGGGGTCGAATCTTTTTCTTTCTTCCCACTTCCCACTTCGGTTTGTGTTTGGTTCACATTTGGTTCAGCAGATGGATAACCAGATGGTTCTGCTTTTGGTTTTCTTGGTCGCCCTCCCTTCTGCCCATTCAGTCGGAGTTGTTCACACTTCGACTCGTAGGCCTCCTGCTCCTCCTTGAGCCGGAGGCTGATGAGCCGGGAATCGTCACCCTCAACCGGGGCGAAGAATCGCTTAATCCAAACCAAATGCTTAACCATTTGGTTTTTGTTTGCGACACCGAGGAGCTTTCCAATTGCTTCTGGGTCGGATGGGATGCAGCACCCATCCTCATTCGCAAAGGCCCACAGAAGCAGGAGCTTACCAAGGTGGTCATGATCCAGTAGCTTGACCTTGGGGTCCGACAGGATCTCTTTGGAGTAGAGTTTGAACCACGGAGCTGCCATCACGCCACCCCGGAGATCGGATCGTCGCCATAGATGTGACGGTGGGCCTTGGACAGCGACGCCTTGGCCTTCAAGAGGCTCTCTACGGCCTCCTCGACCCTGATTTTGACGTAGGGGTCATCCTGTCCGGCGTGATGTTCCTGGGCCACCTGGACGGCAAGGGCGGAGGCTTGCATGGATAGTTCGCGGAGGGTGGTCATGCGTCCACCTCCTCGATGACCAGGACGGTGTGGGGGTGTTCCCCGCGCTTCAGGGCGTGCTGGGAGGGCATCAGGAAGCGAAGATGCTTTGGGTTGTCGTCCAGGAACAGGCCGAGTTCCACTAGGCAGTCCTGGATTCCCTTGAGCCCTCCGATGAGGTTCGCGGTGTCGAGGGTTCCTCGCCCGTGGCGCTCCACCCGCAGGGACCGTGGCCCCGTGGCCTTGGGGATCTTCAGGAAGCCCTTGGCGGATCGGATGCGGGAGTGCCATTCGTTCTTGATTTGGTGGCGCTTCACCCAGTGCATCCGGTCGAGTATGTTTTGGCTGGGGCTGGCAGCATCGAGCCGGAGGGTCCAGGTCATGACGCCACCCCTCCGCCATCCCCGGCGTTCACTGCCATGGCGTGGGCCTCAGCCAACAGGGCCTCTGCCCGGGAGTAGTCCTTGGCGTGGAAGGCGTAGCGGGCCTCGTGGATCAGATTGTCGAACCTGATGGTCTCGGCGCTCATCGCCCGCCCCACGCTTCATGGGCATCGATCGGCTCTTGCTGGAGGTGCGGGTTTGATTTATACTTGATCATGCTCGTTCTCCTAGTGAACGGGTTGTGGTTCAAGCCGCCGGGTCGCTCCGGCGGCTTTTTCGTGGCGGCCAGAGATCAGGCCGGATGGTGGACTTGGGTATGCCTGTAGCCGCGGCGATCTTCACGGCTACCTCAGCCGTGGCGCGGGATCGTCCCGTGACGACGCACCAGAACTGAGAATAGGACTTGAACCCGCAGATTTTCTGGAGTTCGCGGATTTGCATTCGGGGAGGAAGGAGGGGCCGGAGGTCTGTCATGGCCTACAGTATATGCCGAATAAAAAAAATGTCCACTGTGACGAAAGTCACTTGCATGTTCCACCCATCGGAATAGAATTGCCCTTGCAGCACCCCGGAAGCCGCGGCAGACGGGCGGATCTTTGAGGGGGCCAGGTTGTGCCGGACTGGCCTCTGAAGATCCCACCTGAAACATCCGACCCCACCCCAACCCATGGAGCGAACCCATGACCCGAACCACCGAGCAGAAAGCCACGAAGGTCATCGCCGAGCTGATTGCCAAGCTCACGGCGCTTACCACCAACCAACCCACTACGGCAGAGATCGAAGAGGCCCTCCTCATGAACAAGGCGGTCACCAGGGCCCTTTTCGAGTGGCTGGCCTCGCGCTATGCCACCAAGGCGCGGGAGGCGTGAGATGATGTTGCGACGGTATACCCCCGAAGAGATCAAGACATTCCTTGATGACGAAGGCTCCGGGGCGGATCTCTCTGGGGCGGACCTCGCCTGGGCGAATCTCTACAAGGCGAACCTCGCTGGGGCGGATCTCTCCGGGGCGGACCTCACTGGGGCGAGATACGGCGATCAGAGGTTAGCCGCAGTCGTGGTCATGACGGGGCTCTACATGTACCAGTGCTGGGCTGCGATCACCACGGACGGGGCACCCTACGTTCGCATGGGATGCCTCTGGTATTCCGTGGATAAGTGGGATTCCATCGGCATCCGCAAGAGCAACGTTTCCGATTTCCCGGATGACGGTAGTGCGGAATCCGAGGAGCGTGTGGCGGCATTCGATCTTGTGCGGGCCAAGGCGCTCCATATGGCTGAGGCACACAAGAAGACGGTGGTGTCATGACTCCATCCACGGAAGACATTGCTCGCACCACCGCCGTCGGCATCTTCTCGGAAATGACCGAGCTCTGCGCCCACGCGAACGATGACTGCCTCGCCGCGTGGGAGATGGCCCGACAGAAGTCCGCCGAGCTCTACCACGCCATGGACACCGTGTGCGTCCAGATCCAGACCCGCCACGGCAACCGGCCCTCCGAAGTGCCCATGACCACGCGGATCTTCCTGGACCGGCTGCCTGGCTTCCGTGAGGCCGTGCTGGAGCCGGAGATCGAAGCCATCGAAAACGCCCCGGCGCTGGGCCTGGTGCAGCGGAGGCCCGCATGAGCTCCCACCGCTGCGAGTCCTGTGGGGGGACGGGCATAGCGCCGGCGAATTCCCCTGTCTCCTCCTGCCAGTTCTGCGGAGGCCACGGATGGATCGTGGACCACATGACACAACCCACCCAACCCATCCCCACAACCTCCCCCATTCCGTCTAGGAGCCCCGATGCCTGAAGTTCTCACACCCGAAATCGTCCCAGCCGAGCAGGAAGCCAAGATCGCGCTGGAATCCGCGATGCAGGTCGTGACCCGCGCCAAAGCCGTGGTCGTGAAGTCCGACGATGACTACCGCGCTGCGGACAGCGCCTGCGCCGCCATCAAATTTGAGATCAAGAAGGTGGAGGCCCGCCGAGACGAGCTGGTCCGCCCCCTGAATACCGTGGTAAAGAAGATCAACGCCGGGTTCAAGGACGTCACGGCGGCCCTTGAGCAGGCCCTGGACGCCTACCGCCGCCCGATGACCACCTATCAGGCGGAGCTGGCCCGCCTGCGCCTGGAGGCAGAGACAGCCGCCCGGAAGGAACGGGATCGCCTTGAGGCTGAGGCACGCGCCAAGGCAGACGCTGAGATCGCCGCTGCCAAGAAGGCCCGCGAGGATGCCGATGCCGCCCACGCCGCTGCTGAGGGAGGTGATCCATTCGCCGCCGTCCTCGCAGAGCAGGATGCCGCCGAAGCCGAGGAGCGGGCCCAGGCCCAGGCCGAGGCCGCCCGGAAGGCGCTGCGGGACATGGCCGCGATCAACATCGAAGCCGTAGCTACGCCCAAGGTGACGGGAGCTGCCTCGAAGACGTTCACCGTCTGGGACTTCGAGATCACCGATCCCGCTCTGGTCCCCATGGCCTATCGGCCCATCGATCTAGCGGCCCTGGCTCGGGACGTGAAGGCCGGCAAGGACCAGTGCCAGATCCCCGGGGTCCGGGTGTTCAGCCGGGTGGTGGTGAAGTGATGACAACCCGTAAATTCACCCCCGAAGAGATCGCCCTGGTTCATCGGACATTCATGGACGGCGCCAGCAAGGATGACGTGGCCCTCTTCATCGCCACCTGCGAACGGACCGGCCTGGACCCGTTTGCCCGCCAGATCATGCCGTCCAGCCGGAACACCAACCGGAACGGGCAGTGGGTCACGATCTGGACATGGCTCGTCACAATCGATGGACTACGTAAGATCGCCGTGGATTCCGGCGACTATGAGGGCCAGGAGGGCCCATGGTGGTGTGGGAAGGACGGCGTATGGAAAGAGGTCTGGGCCAAGGATGAGCCCTGCTTCGCCGCCAAGGTGCTCGTCCACCGGAAGGGCTTCCGAACCGGCCTTTCTGGCATCGCCAAGTACGACAGCTACGTCCAGAAGAAGAAGGACGGCACCCCCAACC